TGTAACGCCATTGAGGATAGCAAAGTATTCTTCGCTATCTTGATAGTAGCCATTAGGCGTACATGGGTGATGGAAGTTGCTGTATCCAAGCTGCTCGCTATCTGCACTACGCAAGATAGGCGCGACTACTTCCCGGCCAGTTTCCACCAAGGTACGCAGCGTGGTTGGGAGAATGTAGTTGTCCACGTCGCAGACAAAGTAATGGCAATTCCAAAACTTAGCCATGGCAATACCTTCTTCGCGCAAGCGACCAAGAACCGAGAAGCGTTCTGCGTTCCATTCATGGATCCCAAATCGCTGCACCTGCTCTTCTACATCGCGATCATCTACCTCAATATGCCGCCAGTCGTACTTATACGAGTCTGATTCTTGCCGGTCATACATCGTGTACTGATCATCCACCCACTGGCGAATGATACGAGCTGTATCATCGTTGTTGTTGTTGGTCCGGAAGTAGAGGATAACCTTCTCGCGTGGGTAATCGAGATTATCGAGATTCTGCTCTAGCCAGTAAGGCAAAGTCTTTTCTTTATCTTTAGCCAATATGTGTATTAACACATATGGCAGATCGTGATCGCTCATTTAATACCATCCATGTCTTTTCTCGTGTTGCAATGCCATGCAACTATTGTTTTTCCAATGCAACTTGATATATAACAAGCCCCATCGTATCTGAGTTTGATAATTCTTGCGCCAATCAGTGCCAAATTGATCCATCTTGCTTGCCGGCAGCGCTTGGGCTATGCCATAGGCGCGGCCTTGCGTGGTCTTATCGCCTACAGCTTGGTAGTTCCAATGGCTCTCCATCGTCCATAGTTCATCTAGGCAGATCCATTGCGCCCTGCTTGCGCCCTGTTGCATGTACAAGGCGCGAGCATACTGACGTGGAGTAGCTACGCGCTCTCTTGCAGGTCCGGGGGAGTAGAGGATGCTGGCCGCAATGGCGGCAGCCAAAAAAGCATAGATGGTGCGACGTACCCGGCAGTTGGTTTGGGGATGGGTGGGCATGTTAGGCCTTTCTCTTTCATTACTGCACGTAACTTGGTAAAAAATGGGATGGCAAGATCGGTTTTATTCTTCTCGATCTTAAGGCGTTCATAGCCAAAGGTGCCACCATAGATACCGTGCATCTCTTTATTGTCTACAGCAAACTGTAGGCATTTAGCTTGGATAGGACATGATTTGCAAAGGGTAAGAGCGAGAACGGTATTCTTGATCATCTCTTGACCGCTCTCGTTCCTAAATTGATGACCGCGCATAAGATCGGGGAAGAATATCTCCGGATCTGTTTCAGTACACGCCGGTTGCTGATCTACGTCGAAATACATTACTTGTCGCTAGCCTCTCTGATCTTGTTGCGTAGTGTGCGTAGATCGTGATTCTCAAGCCTACCGAGAGCGATGTTTCGATCTTCTAAGTCGCTGATAAAGCTGAGAACCTCTTCAATGGCCTTGTTCCAACCTAGGCCAAATCCTTCTGAGTGTGCTAGGTCAATCTCATCGCTGGTTACAACCGCCTTGGGTGCCGGTATTGAACCGGTAATGCCTTCGATTACGCGGTTAATATGCGCGTTTAATTCTTCATGTAAATTGCCCATGTTTATTTTTCCCGTCTGATAGTAGTTTGGTCGCTGATCTACGCCGGCAAGGCCGGCGCTCCCCCACCGCCTTGGGTGGCGGTAGGGGAAGGGTAGTAGGCTTGCCAGCTTGAGTCAATAACCGCCGGCACATTCTTTCCGAGTGTGAGCTAGCCTTGAGCGTTTAGCATCGCGCAGGTTAGGCGTGTACACGATCCACCGGCAGGTTCCGGATCCACACGTGGTAATCCATTCGCCGCCGGTAAAATCGTAGCTGTAGCAAGATCGGGCTATGCTGCCACCTTACTTCCGCACACTAGGCATAGGCCATCATCAATAGGCGAGCTGCTTTCGCAAGGATCGCAATTTTTCCACTCTAATTCCGGAAAATTGCTCAACACATATTCGAAAACGGCGGCTTGCCCGCCGCGCTCGTATTTCTGTACACATAATTCATATATGGTGCTCATGCTGCTCTCCTAGCGTAAAGGCCTAAGCCGCCGCGTTCCCGGATCGTTTCCCGGGCTATCTTGCGAGCTTGCGCGAGCGTGTAGCCGATAAAGCGATGAGAGCCGGCATAGTTGTCCCCTACATAAGCGGACAAGGTAAAGCCATCGACTAGATGGCGTTCTACGTAAAAAGTGATCTTCTCCATGGGTTAGATCCATTCCTGCTTGAGTACATAGCCGGCTCGCTCATGGCCATGAAATAGCACGCTCGAAAGGTTATAGACAAGGTGGAACCCCATGTCCATGCCGGCACCATGCACGCGAATAGCTCGATGGCCGTTGCGCTCAATGAGTCGGCCACCCATGGCGGCAGCGGCGTAATACGTAATATCACTTACGCGGCCGTCACTGTCGGCCACGATAAGCGAAATATCCCGGCTCATGCCGCTAGAAGATACGTGGCGCAAGATCGTGTACACGCGCGTATTTTCGCTTACGTGGTGAGTGAGTAGCTGCTCGCGTGCATAATCGCGATCCGCGCGAGCTTGCGCGGCTTTGGAGAGTGTTGCTGTATTCATAATCTAGTTTCCTGTCTAGTCGGTTATTCTGGCCTAGTGGCCAGATAGCAAGGCTAGGAGATAACCCCTAGCCTCACTATCCGGCAACTATGCGACGCGCATTGGCATAAGTAAGAGCTGCCATTGAATATCGCCGGCGCGTGTCTCGCATAATAGCGGCTTGCGTGATCCGCTCGTCCGGATGATGAGAGGGATAGTCTTATCAATTCCCGGCACCTTAGCAAGATCGGCAAGAAAAGCCGGGTTAACGCCTATTTCATCGGCCGGCTCGAATACTGTCGGGATGAGATGTTCATAAGATGGGAAGGTGCCGCCCCATGAAAGAAAGCTCACGTTGCCATCAATAGTGTTAACCGTGACTTTATCTCCCTCAAGCCAGAAAGTAACGCGCGGATTAATCGCGCGTTTACCGGTGAGCGGCTTGATGAGATTTTTGATCTTAGCAATATCCTCACGCAAAATTAGGATTTTAAAGTCATCGATCTTTTCCACCGGGTTATCTTTTTCGATGATGGCGTGGGATACCTTGCCAATAAATAACCGGTAACGATCCGTAGCCGCTGCCACTATCTGGCCATCATGGCTTGATAGCTCGACGCATGTTAAAAGCGGCAAGGCCTTATCTTTACCGGCAGCGATGAGCGCGCCGGATAGTAGGTCATCAAGCAAGGTGGCGTTCATGGTAAAATGGCCGGTGATGGTGGCCGATGTTGCGCTGTTGTGAAGTGCTGTGTTCATGTTCATAGATTCCTGTCTATGTAAAGAGCTGCTCTAGTTAGCCGCTCATAACCTAGCCTAGCGCGAGCTAGGCCAGATTAGAAGCATCTAGTTAGATCCAAAATAACATGTTATTGAGTCGTGAAAACACCATGAACCGCCGCCCATGTAGTTGACATGATCGACAATGAATAGCAAGCCGGCAAGGATCAAGCCGGCGGCGATAGCTGCCACGATATAACCGCGTGTAGTGATTCTCATTAGGCCACCTGCTCGAGATTATCCTCAAGAGCTAGCTTGGCCACTGTAAGCGCAATTTCAAGGCCTAGGATCTTACCTTCGATCTTGGCTAGTAATTCCGCTTGGCCTTCATAGTTGCCGCAGCTCATTAATTTCAATTGATCGCGTGTTAGCTTAATCTCGCGCTCGAGATGTTCGATGATGTTTTCGATGTTTTCCACGATAGTTTCCTGTCTATGATGCGCGCCGGCGGCGCGTTGAGAGAATTAAAGCATGGCTCATTCATGGCATGTCAAGCCTAATTTCACGATATTTTCGAGCTGTTATCTAATTGTTATAATCGGCCATTAGCCGATCTTTCCCCGGATCAAGAGCTGTCCGGATCGCCGGATCGTGCCCCGGATCTAGGCCAGATTAGGCCAGACTAGGTCAGATGATGGCTAGATGGTGGCTAGATACAGCCAGATAGACAGTCGCCACCCATTCACCTAAAAGCCGGCAGACTTTCCCCCATTTCATTTATATCTTGCCTATATCTTTAAAGAATCGATCGATAGCCGGCGAATAAATAGCTGAAAGATAGGCCGCTATCCTAAGTCGACGAGCAAGCGGCGAATCTATTCCCCCAAGCGTGGCGGAAGAGCCATCGACCCGGGGACTTTTAATAATCGCTGCCGAGGGTATGTAACTATCCCCTCACTAATTTTTTCTAAATAAAGGGGGGCAGCTAGAAAAATTCTTTTTTCTAAAGTAGGCGTAAAATACTGACTTTATGCAATGTGACTAACATCACACACTTCAACCCGGGACAAAAGGCAAATTTCCCACCTTATACTATATAGAGGGGTTTGTGAGGTGCAGTGGCAAACCCCGATTTTACGGACGCTTCCAGCGTCCTTACCGATGGCCGAAGGTTGCACCGAAGGCCAGCGCTTCGGGCGTAGCCCTTCGCTTAAACCAGCGGTTGGCGTTGACACGCCACCCATAGGTTATTCCCAGTGGGAACCATAGGCACCGCCATAGGCGGCGCAGAATTTAAGGCGGGTGAATTGTATGGCTAAGCCATCGGCTAACAAATACAAAGTAGCCCCAGAAAGCAAGGTACCTGCTCCGCAGGCCAAAGAGCTAATCTTGGAAATGATTACCAAGGGGTATTCCATCGCGGACGCAGTCCGCGCCACTGGTAAGTCAATCAAGTCATATGAGTATTATCGCGCATCAGATGCGCAATTTAAAGAGGCGGTGGACCTAGCTCGGGCGGTCCAGCGCCGAGACGGGGTTATTAGCGAAGAAGATGCAAAAATCAGCTTTGAGGACTTTCGAGCAAAATACCTCAACTCAAAGACCTTTGATCACCAACGCAACATTATCTCGATGCTAGAAGAGGGTAAGCCTGCTTGGATTCACCCAAGCATGCGGTACGAAGAGGGCTTTAGCAATTACGTGCTGGTTAACATGCCACCGGAACATGCCAAGTCCATGACGGTCAGCATTGACTACATCACCTATCGGATCTGTATCGATCCGAACATCCGTATCAAGATCGTGTCTAAGACCTTGACCATGGCGAAGGACTTTCTTTACGCGGTGAAGCAGCGGCTTACTCAGCCCGCTTACGCGGAACTTCAGCGGCGTTATGCCCCAGCGGATGGCTACAAAGAAGCATCGGACAAGTGGACGCAGGATGCGATCTACC